AAAGGTTGACATTGGCAACCCTTCATACGAAGATAGCGATGGCATCCAAATGCTAAGCTTGCCATTTGCCGCTATTCCTACTAGCGCAGGCAATGACGAAGTTTCACTAACCTTTGCTTAAACCATTCAATGGCATTTGTATTAAAGCAATCCAGCAGCTATAGCTGGCCGGTTAGCGTTAAGTTACCGGCTGATGGCGGCAAGTTTGAAAAGCAAACCTTTGATGCTCAATTTAAACGGTTGCCACAAGCACGCATTAATGAAATTCAAGTTGATGTGCAAACACGTATTAAAGCAGCAGAACGCAATGAACCGTTAGAAGGCGGCATCAGTGACCAGTCAATTGCCGATGAATTATTGGTTGGATGGTCTGGTGTAGTAGATGGCGATGGCGATGAAATTTTATTTTCTGAAGAATTAAAAGAACAATTGCTTGATATCCCAACAGTAGCAGCAGCTATTATTGTGGCTTATTTTGATAGTTTGACTGGAAGTAAAGCAAAAAACTAATAGGCGCTGCCCAGCATTGGGTTAAGGGCGGCGTGATTGATAAAACGCTTGATGATGCTGCGGTGTTAGGTGTTCAACTTGACCATACGCCTGAACCAGAGTATTTTGAGATTGAACCTGAGGCATGGCCAGCAATGCAGGCATTCCTTACATGTCAAACCCAATGGCGAATGGGTCCAAATGGACCGGTAGGGTTAGATTACACAGCAGTGGCGTGGGTGTTTAGACTGTATAAGATAGCCAACCCAGCCGCTGTGCTTGCTGATATGCAAATCATTGAAGGCGAAATTTTGGCAGCTATTCACAAAAAGGAGGGCTGATCATGGCGCTTGATATGAATGCTGCTGTAAAAATCCAAGCTAGTGTCGATGGCATTGCATCCATTAATGGGCTAGAAAAAAGTTTAGACCGTGTTGATAAGCAGGCAGGTGGTTTGCAGGGCACATTCAATCGAGTTAAAGGCGCCGCAGGTGGTTTAACTAGCTCATTAGGTGGATTGGTGCCTGCGATTGGGTTAGCGGGCCTTGGCGCCTTAGGTAAGCGGTCAATTGATGCAGCAGATAATTTAAATGATTTAAGCCAGCGCACTGGTGTTGGGGTTGAAACGCTGGATAAATTTGGCAAGGCTGCTAATGATAGTGGCAGCAGTTTAGAAGAAGTAGCAAAATCAATGGGTAAGCTAGCTAAAGGCATAGTTGACCCGGCATCAAAAACAAATGAAGCATTAAAATCTATTGGAGTTAGTTCAACTGATGCGCAAGGCAAGATTCGTGGCGTTGATGCCATCATATTGGATTTAGCTGATAAGTTTTCTAAGATGCCAGATGGCGTAGAAAAAACAGCATTAGCAATGGAGATATTTGGCAAATCAGGCGCTAATATAATTCCTATGTTGAATGAAGGTAAAGAGGCATTAAATGGATATTCGGCAACAATTGATAAAGATATGGCCGAAGCAGCAGATAAATTTAATGATTCTATTAACAAGGTAACATCATCAATATCTGGACCATTCAATCAAGCTGTAACAGCATTGTTGCCAACAATCACAAAACTAGCTGAAGGCATTGCCGCAGCAGCAACAGGGTTTAGCCAATTGCCAGAACCAGTGCAAACTATAATTGGCGGGATAGCAGGATTGGTGGCAGCGTTCGTTGTATTAGCGCCAGCCATAAATGCAATTATTAGTATTTTTACAACATTAGGCGGGCTGTTTGCAGGCGGCGGCGTATTTGCCACAATTGCCGGGTCACTTGGTGCTTTAGGGCCTGTTGTGGCTGCTATTGGCAGCGCATTAAGCGGGCTAGGAACTATTTTGGTTGGGATATTCACGGGCCCCGTAGGCTGGGCAGCATTGCTAATAGCAGCAGGCGTTGCAATTTACGCATTCCGCGACCAAGTTGGCGCAGCGATTAATGCCATTGTTGAATTGTATAAACAATTTTTTACAATGATATACAATAATTTTATCAAGCCTTACATGGACGCTCACGCAGCGTTAACGCAATATATTGTTGAAAATTTTATTAAGCCAACGGCAACGGCTATATCAGGCTTTGCAACTGCGGCGTACCAATATATTAATACAAATTTTATAGAACCAGCCAAAAAAGTATTTACAGCAGTTACAACTTTTATAAGTGAAAAATTTGTTAAGCCGGTGCAAGATACGATAAACGGCATGATAAAAAATATTGGTAACGCTTTCCAATCAATTAAAGATGCAATTACAAAACCATTTGAAATTGCTATGCAAACGATGAAAGGCATAGTGAACAGCATTTTAAATGGCATTGGTAATGCTATAAGCAGTGTAGTAAACGCAATTAATAACGTAATCAAAGGCGCTAATGCAGCGTTAGCAACTTTAAAGTTGCCACAGATTTCATATTTACCCCAGCCTCAATTACCTAAATTCGCTCAAGGCGGCGTTGTGAATGGTCCTACCCTTGCGATGGTAGGCGAAGGCGGTGAGCGCGAATATATAATTCCTGAATCTAAGATGGCGCGTGCAAGCGCTAACTACCTTGGTGGCATGCGTGGCAATGCAGCCATCCAAAGTCAAGGTAGCAGCAGGTCATTTTCGCCTATGATACAAATACAAACTGGCCCAGTACTGCAACAAAACAATCAACAATATGTAACAATTGCTGATATGGAAAAAGCACTTACAATGCTAACAGATTCTTTACTGCTTAATAACCGTACATTCGGCGGACGCAGTTATCAAGGGGTAGGCGCATGAGCAATCGCGGCCAAAGCCAATATCTAAGAATTTACGATAACAGCCAGACGTATGTAAGATGGCAGGCATATTACATTAATCAAACTATTACTTTAGATTCTGCGTCTTGGTCTTATAATCCATTTAATGCCGATGGGATGATGGCTGGCAGCCCCGCCGGTTCAGATGTTACAATCACAGTGCCAGCTACTACTACAGCAATCAGCGTCTTTAAAGCTGCTTTGAATAACAATAGATTATGTGAGATTAAAATGTATGAGTTCGATACACGATTATCTCAATCGGCACCAATATCTACCCAGTCATTGATTGCAACTTATGTTGGCGAAGTGTCGAAAATTTCAGGTAATTTCACGGAGCTATCAATTAATTTAAGCTCAGCCCTTAGCCCGGTAGGTGCTCAGGTGCCGCCGCGTAAATTTACTACTTTACTTATTGGGGCGCCGGTAAGGTTATGAGTATTCAAATTAGAGACCCATTAGCGCTGCTGCCATACCAAAGCGGATTGGTTACTACAATAACGGAGGAAGGCGCAGCTAAAGGGCAGTCACCACTAGACAGCAGGCAAAAGGCAGCAGTAATTGGTGAGCCAATCCCCATTGTGTTTTGTCGGCGTGTATCAAGCAATGGCGGTGTATTAGTAAGCCCAGCCGCTACTGAAGGCAGATATGAAAATAATTCAACAACTAACGTGCTGACCACCAAAATACACCTAGTACTTAGTGAAGGCGATATGGACCAATTGCCGATTAAAGATGTTTTCCAACGTGCTTGTCGTGTTGGGACATGGGCGCAGACATACGACCGCCGGGCTGAAACTTGGGACCCTGGTAATTTTATTGTTGCTGTAGCAACTAAGAAATTTTGGAATTGCCCATTGTATTGCGGCACTCAAGGCACATACGACAATATGACAACGCTTAGTTTCATTAATACGCATGATGATGGCAGCGAGTTATGGGATAGGCAAGTGCATTGTTTTGTTCGTAATGGAATAAATGTCACAAGAATTTTAGATGACATTACAGGGCCTAGCAACAATGTAATTGATTTAGCGTTGTATCTGATAACACAAAGCAGCCGGTTTCCAAGCTCAATGGTTGACTTGACAATGATGGAAGATGCAGCATTATTTTGCAATGTAAATGGTTTATTCTATAATGGAGAATTTAAGGAATCAACTAATCTTGAGGATTGGTTGCAATCTATTAGTTCAGATTTCTTATTGCGCGTAAGCGATAAAAATGGTAAAAAAGGTTTGAGGCCAAGATTACAAACCAATGCTAATGGCACAATCAAAACAACAGCAATTGAGCCAGTATTTACTTTTACAGAAGACCACGTAATAATCGAAAGCTTTGAAATTGATTATATTTCGCTTGAAAATCGCAAAGCTATTACAGCCCTAGTCTTATGGCGTCAGCAACCGGATAGCGATATTGGGATTATCCGCTCGGCTGAAATACGGATGACAGGATTGGCAGATAATGGACCATTAGAACAATACGACCTAAGCCAGTTTTGTGCCACTGAAGACCATGCAGTTAAGGTTGGAACTTACCGTGTCGCTAGTCGTTACTATGTAACGCATACGCTTAGGATACGTGTTGCGCCTAGCTCGTTTAATGCCACGCTAATTGTGGGCGATGTTGTACGCGTTAGATTAAGGCGTGAGACTAATGTTGGTACAGTTAGTTACCATAATCATTTCTATGAAG